GGCTTATGTCGTTGCGCAGCGTATGTGTTTGATAGGATAATCAGCAGCAACCAGGTTGGAAGCCCAGCGGCCATGAATAACAAAGCCAACTTCGTCTGTATCAGCATAGAGCTCATTAACCCTTATTACGGTCATCGGAAGACATTCTCCGATATAGAAGTTTTTGAAATCACCGAAGAACACTGGCTTATATCTCGGATGCAGACTTTCGCAGTCATCATTCACGACAAAAGGACGCCCTTCAAGTAGATCAGGTTCGCCATCCCTCATTGAAAGCTGCCAGAGGGGACGTGCATCAGCTGAACCGATATACAGGGCACGAATGGCCAGCATGGTTGAATTGTTGAACATGAACGTACCATTCCTTGAATAAGCCCTATTGACCGAGTACATCAGGTTGACAATGTCATCCCTGGTGATAGCCCTCTTAGTGGAATCTTCACCTTTGTAGGAAATCCTCCCTACCCCGTAAGGCTGTGAGCTTCCCGTACCGGCTGTGAGGTAGTAGTTCAAACCACGGAACGTCCTCTTGAAAAGCATCTCAGTAAGCCAGCCGGCAAAGTCAAAGGCCGAATCCTGAAGAAGTTCATTGGATACTTTCACAAGCCCTGAAGTGATCTTGTAAAAGGTAAGGGTAGCCTGTGCAAAGGTCATATCAGTAGCCGAAGTTGTCTGTGCTGTTTTTTCAGCGATAACATAACCTTTAACAGCGGTATCGTCAACCGTCGGGAAAGTTATGGCCGACCCTGTTGCGCTCTGGAACCAGTAGGCAAGATTCCTGTCCACCATGCCCCCGACATATTTTTGGGCATCGGCAATCTTATCACCCATCAGAGTAGGTACGGTATAACCCCCTTTATTGCCAGCCCCGACATAGAATTGATTAGCTCTTATTTCTGCCTGTCTTTCAGCCTTCAGGTTGTTATAACCAAACCTTAAAAGATCGGTAAAATCAGCCATCTGCCGCTTGTCGGCATCGGCCTTATTAGAGGTAGGATTAGGCGTGCCAGGCAGAGGTTCGGAAAGGCTCGCCAGTTTCTTTTCATTTTCCTCAGCCACTTTGATCTGTGCTGTCAGGTCATCCATCTCAGCAAACCACTTGTTTACCTCGATGTTTTTTTCCTGTGTGAGTTCGCCACCGGCAGCTTTCGCAGCATCAATGACATCCTCGACCTGTTTTTTAACATTCGCTCTTTTTTCATAAAGCGTTTTTGTCAGTAGTCCCATTTTTCTTGAATTTTAAAAGTTTAATAACTGTAATTTCGCAACCAAATAATTGAGGTTCCTGGCACTTGCGCCCATCTCTTTCAGCACCGTTTCAGGTTCTTTGCCTTCAAGGATTGCATAGATGCCTTTGATAGTAAGCTCCTCGGAATAACTCTCACCGAGAGCCTGTTGAAGTATGTATCTGGTCATTTCCATTTTGTCCTCCGGGGCAGCATTTTTTACAGAGTTGACATTTGAGGGGATGTTAACGATCGACACCTCGACCAGCTCGGCTCTATCGTAATAAAGAACATCCCTTTCCTCGCCTTTTTCCTCATCCCCTTTGTGGCTTTTCAGTGGATAAAAACCAACCGAAACAGCCCGGATGCTCCCATGTAGGACTTTGCGGAATATTTTTTCAGCGAGAGGATTGATGTCCCCTGGTTCGAACTTAATGTTCACCAGAAGACGATCATCCTCTTGCTGTGTTTCACCGATCCCTATTACGTTGTCAGGATCGTTACGGGAGAACCATCCCCCGTATATATCGTGCATATATCCAATAATCGGATTTTTGCGGTAGCTTTCAAGATCCCACCCTTTAGGGTCAATTATGGAGTTGTGCCTGTCTTTTGTCCCGTCTGAAGCAACAAAAGAAATAGTTCTTGTCTGCTCCACATCTTGCGGTATTGTCCGCAAGCCCCCGTAACTTCTTAGTAAGCTCATGATATTGTTGTGTTTATCGTTTCTGTAACTAATCGTTCGGCTGTCTTTTTATCCGTCTGTCCGTTTTTCCCGACTTTCATCAGGTCCGTGCGGTTCATTTCGACAAAATACCTGTCCCCGCCTTCGATCTTGTTCATTTCTTCCAACTCCCGAACTTCGTTTACGTTCATCCATCCCATTCTGAGGGCTTTTTCATAGGCTTCGTACCGGCTTTTCAGGTCTCCTCTGAGAAGGGCATTAACATTGAACTTGAAGAAATAATCGTCTTTTTCACTTTCGGTCAAAAGTTTTTTATTCAACTCCTCTTCCCACCTTTTGAGCCACGGCATAAGAGAATACATAACAAATTCAACGCTCTGATGTTCGATGTTTGAGAAGGTGGCACGGTCCAGATCAGCCAGGAAATGAGGCGGGATGCCAAACCAGCGGGCTATCTCTGTGACAGAGAACTTCCGGGATGCAAGGAACTGAGCCTGGTCAGGAGGTATGGTAATTCCCTGGTATTTCATCCCTTCTTCCAGGATCATAACACCTCCGGATTTATCCTTTAGATTTTTATTGAATGATTCCCTTAAATTCTGCACCCCTTTATCACCAAGTATTGCCGGGTGCATAAGTATTCCGCTCTGCCGGGCACCGTTTGCTATAAATTCATTTCCGAATTTCTGTAAAGCCAGCCCACCCCCGATAGATTCCTTTGCGACTTGGATAGGTGACTTACCTAAAAACCCATCCGTTGTAAGTGCAGGAACATGAAGAATATACTCAGGTGGAATTTTCTCTTCTGAGCCGATGACCTGGTAAAAATACTCGTCGTCTTTTTCGTACATACTGACTTTTGAGGGGTCGAGTATCATCAACCGCAAAGGTTCATAAGAACCATTCCTTATGATCCGTGCATATCCATTACCCCAAGTAAGTACCCGGTTGTGTACTGTCTCCCTGAAAATCTGCCCGGTCTGGATGTAGTTTGGCTCCCGGAGCAGCCGGGTTGTTTTGTCGTTTATCTTTTCGAGGTTGCCGTTTGAAATCCGTTTGTACTTATTTATCGGGAGGATTCCAACAATAGACGAAAGAAGGAATATCGCCCGCCAAACGGCTGAATGAGTAAGGGCCGATTCCTGGTCAACCACCACGCCCGCCTTAGTGGATGAATCCCATCCAATAGAATTAAACCAGTCTTCAAGGGTTGCGGAAGGGTTGTTTATAGACGCCCGTACCTCGGCTGTATCGCCTATACGATGAATAAACGGGAATTTACCGTTAAACAGCAACTGCATTTATTTAGATTAAATCTAAACAAAGGTACGGCGGGACTGTTTTTTAGGTATTCAGTGAATACTTTTAAAAAGCTAACTGAATGTATTTAAGGCAGTTATCAGAAGGAATTGTATAAAGCGGTCATTTCTTCCGGGTGCTGGTAGGCATCATCCCAGATAGTGTGTTCAGGCTGTAAGTATTTGATCCATCCCTCTTTGTGCGGATTGATATGTATTTTGCAATTCTGCTCATGTGCAAATTTTGCGATCCAAATATCTGCCATGTTTTTAATTAACATTTTATTAACATCGGGATAAAAATAGTCCGAGTGCCATGCCATAACCCCTGTGCCGCCGATGCTTAGCTCAAAATTTACTGTCACTTCTTCGAGGCAGTGATAGCTTACCCTCCGATCAGAATAAGCATTACCAACAGGCTTGGGAAGCATGATCCGCCCGTGGTTCGTGAGTATTACCTTATTGTCGTACTCTTTTAGCTTTGAAATCATCACCCGTGTATAGTCGTGTGGATAGATAAGATCATCATCGCAGGTGAAGATGTACCCTTTAACTCCTTTAAGATTGTGAAATTTTGCCCCGTCACCCTTGGAGTTGTCCATAAAATAATAAGTAATCCGGGAATGGTTCAGGAATTGCGGCACCTGGTTATGTCCATTCAACATAATATTTAACCTGTCAATGGGATCAACCTGGTTTAAAAGTGAATGAACAACCAGTTTAAGCAGCCCCGTGCGCTCAGGAATGGTGGCTATTTGGGCAGTGATCATTTATAACCTTTTTTATTTTGGTTTTCAAACATTCCTTCGTATTTTATAATTCTCCGATGAACAACTATCCCGAATATATAAACTGATTTTACATAGTCCTGATAGGTAATTTCACCGTCGGGCCGGTCTTTGTGAATAACTTCGGCGCTTGTAATTTTTATCATTATTTAGAATCTTTATAAATAATCTCCTTTCCTACAATCCGGTTAGATATATTCCTGTCATGGATGACCATCCTGTACAGCTTCTTATCAATTTTCATTGAAGGGAAGTGATCTATCATTTTTGTATGTGAACAATAAAAGCACGTTTTTATCGGCTCCTCCGGCCGTACACCGGAAAGCAGGGGGGTCATGTCGCCCGCCCGCTCGATGAGTGAAAGGAAAGGCGAATTATTAAAACGCCTCTCGACCGTGTAAAATTTATTACTCTCAAGGTCCCACTGTACGCCGTCCGTATCAACTATTTTCCGATAATCGTTAAACTGCCTCTGAACCTGAAAGACAAAATCAGGCTCCAAAAAATCGTCATTATCTAAGCGGGTGGTGATCAGCCAGTCGCCGTTTTTTATCTTTCTTTCCTTAAAGAGATTATTCATATATGTTTTAGGGTAATCATAAATAACCTCGATATATGGATGCTTCAGGTATTTCAAATAATACTCTTTCGGCGTCTGCCGGTCAAAAGCTAAAAGCCAGGTAAAATTTTTCAACCGCTGTGCTTTAATGGATGGAAGCGTTATTCGTTCAAACAGCTCCGCCCGGTGTCTCATCCACCCATCAGGATCGGGAGAATTAGTATAAACGCTCTGCCCGTCTAAGAGCAGGTTCCAGCGGGTAAGAATAAAATGTTTAAACGTAGCCATAGTACCTTGCTTTTATTACTTCGTTGATGTACTTTTTTCGGTTTAACTTCGCACGGGGGCTCATGTCCATTGACTTATTATGTTCATGCAGCCGGTAGCGATAAACCATTTTATTAACAATCCCAACCTTATAACCTGATGCCAAAAGGTTAAGATGCAAATCGTATTCCTCCCCCGTCCAAAGTGTTTCATCATAACCGCCTGTTTCATATAATATGCTTGTGCGATAAAGCGTAGTGCCTCCGTGTATCTGGTTGCTTTCCAGCATCCCCGCAAGTGTCGGCTCAATAGCTTTCCAGTATTGGGCATTTTCCCACCCATTCCGCAAAAGGCCGAAATTCTCAGCATCCCCACAAACCCAGTCATATCCCTCGATTATTTTACTGTAAAGAATTTCAATCGAATCCGGAAGAAGCAAATCGTCGGATGATAGCACTTTGATATAATCCCCCGTACTCCGCTTTATTCCTTCGTTAACATTTTTCCCAAGTGAACAATCCCCTTGTTGAATGATTATCTCATAGTCATCGAATCTTTGCGCTTCTGCAGATGCGATCGCTTCTTCAAGAAATCCTCTATCCT